TTACCTTAGTGACTGCATCGGTCATGGTTGTCTCAGCAAATCTCAGTGCTGCTATTGCTGCTTCGAGGTCTTTCATAAATTTGTAGAGATAGCCCTCCAGAGTATCACGGAGTTTACGGTTGCCACGACCAAGGCTTGCCATCCAAAGCAGAAGTGCATTGATACGTTCACGGTCTTTGGTTGAACGTGTCGCATATTCCTGAATCAGACCAAGTATTTCCTCTTCGAGAGCGTCCATAACTTCAGCAATCTCGTTCATCATCTGCTCGTTGAAGCCACTGGCGATATATAGTTTCTGAGGGTCAACGTCGTACCTGTAACAGATAATGACGATTTTCTCAGCCGCATCAGCCAACGCTTCATCAATCTTACCCTCCAACATTCGGGCATTCTCTTCACGTTGCAGGATGAATTGTTTTGCAGCGTCGATGTCAGATTGAGACGGTGCTTGAAACTTTCTTGTGTCGAGTTTTACTACTACCTTGCTCATAGATTAGTGTGTCTCGTTGTACTTATCCCATTTGGATTTTGCCAAGCCAGTCATAGGATCAATCTCGTTACCGTTTTCATCCCATTGCTTTCCAGAGCGGTTCTTTCTTCCTCTGCCAGTTGCTACACTACCTTTGGTGCGTGTACGGGCTTTTCCCTGAGTCTTCTTCTTGCCGTCTTCCGTTGTCGTAGTAGTCGTTTCCATGTACTGCGCTTCAATGTCGGCAACAGCCTCTGCCTGTTCAATGTTAATATCAGACTGGATTTCAAGTTTCTGCTCAGTAAGCAAGAGTTCCTGCATCTGCTCTTCTTTCTTCTCTGCCTGAATGCGCTCCCATTCCTGCGGTGTCGAATACGGCAATTTCTCCGATGCCGTCTGCTTTGAGAGGAAACCACCAACGACGGCAGTATTGAGGTTCGTGGTAAGCTCAGTGATGTTAAGGTGAATGTAAGGCTCGATGTAGTGACGTATGTTCGTGTTGAGGAAAGCCAGTCTCATTTCACACTCGATACCGTAGCCCCAAGAGAAGATGTCAATCATCTTATCTACACAGCCATCATACTCATTGGAATCGGTCATTGCTTTCTCGTAGGCATCGGAGTACATGATTTTCAGTGAAACGCCTGGTGTGTCACCAGATTTTAGTTCTGGAGTCTTGACGGCAAATGACTGCTTGTAGATATTGTCTTCGAGTTTGTCAAGTTCTGCCTTGTAAGCATTTGAAGCATCCTGACGGTTCAAGAATCCGATTTCTCCATCAGACGGCAGAAGCATAATCTTTGAAGCATAGGACATATCTTTCGTAGTCACTTCCTCACTGCCTTCTCCCTTGACGTACATGATAGGCAGACCGAAATCGTGGTTGGAGTGAGCAAGGTTCGAGAAAGCAACCTCATAATTCTCAATCGTTTCCTCAGAGAAAGTCCAACACGGGCCATTATCGTCACGCATATAAGCGACTGGAATAGTATCGAAGCCATGTGCCTCCATCCATTCCAGTTTATAACCGTCCGTATTGAATAGTTTGAATATGAGTTGCTTTGCCTTGTCAAGTAGTGACGTTGGATCACCGTCTGCTACGAAGCGATAGTAGTAGGTATCATCCCAGACATCAATGTAACGTTTTGTGATGCTACCGTCTTCCGCGTAATTACAATAAGTACGCGCAAACGTGTTGAGTTTTCCTGTTCTGAGATCATAATGAGGAAATAGTTTGTCGCCGTTGAGGAAAGACAAAACTTTCCAACCGAATTTGCCTTTGTCAAGAAAGCCAACGAAAGCACCGTCACCTGTTGCCTTAACAGACTTTGCCAGTTGATACCAAGCAACCTCCATATTCTTGTTAGCCCATCCGTTCTTAAACTCGGTGAAGACTTTTCGAGTCTCTTCTGACACAGACTTGTCAGAGAGTTCAAACTGGATATCGTTTCCGCAAAGATGTGTGAGGTGTTTTACGAGGATGATTTGTTGGTACGAAAAGGCATATCGAGGAATCTCTTGGATATACCACTTTCCATCATCCTCATTCTCCTGCCAGATGTCAGGGTACAAATCCCTGTCATTGATAAGGTGGCCTGCGGGGTCGAGTTCCCGCAAGAAATCTTCCTGCGTAACTATCTTCCGTCGCAACCTGTCAGGAGTGACGGGAACTTCCGAAACTTCGTTCCATACATAGCCGTGATCATAGTGACCATCAGGCAAAACTCTCGTAAAAGGCTTCTTTGTAAGAAGGTCTCTTAACTTTTTGTTCGTTGTTTCTAATACTGCATCCATATCATTTTTGTGTTAGTTATGATCTGTATTTGGGAGTGAGTTTTCGCACGGTTCTGATACGACTTCTTCCGTTTCTGTCTTTGAGCCATTTAGGAATCACAGCCTGAGTATGTTTGATGTCGAAAATCTCTCTCATAAACAATGCCTCAAAGAAGTCTGGTGAGTGTCCGACGATTGCTTTATTCTTCATCTGCTCTTTATGAATCAGACACCAGCCCTTATCTTCTTTTGACATATCCTGCTTCACGCATTTACGTTCAAGTTGAAGAATATCATAAAGAGTTTTTGTTTCCTTACCGATTTTATATCTTCTCTTCAAAAGAGTTGGCTCAATGCTCCACCCCTCTTGCTGTGTCCGTTCTGCAAACTTATACGCACACTGAGACTTCTTGTTATCGTATAGGTATTTATCTTTCTGGTCAACCGCCTCTTGGTTGTTAAACTGTACTGCTCTTGGGAAAGCACCCTTCAAAACTTGACCCATTCCATTGAGGTCATAGGCAAAGTTCTGCTCCAAAACTCCCCATTCCTGAAGTTTCGCCCTTATCAGTCCGACGGTAGTGAACGGGTCGCGGCGACATACATAGACATCTGCGACGTGGTGTCCTATCCAGAACCATGTCACACAGTTATCGCCACCGTCACCTGCAACGTCACAGGTTGCACGGCGAACACCGTCACCAATCATCTGTGCGTTCTGGAATATCTTATCAAGATGATAGGCTTGAATCATATCGTCGCCCATCTTTATAATATCCCAGTTTCCGTCAAACTCTCTTGCGCGAACTTCTGGCGGTTGGTTCAGAAGTGAAGCGATGTAACCGGGGTCACTCTTAATCAGAGCCTTGTTTTCATTCAAAGCGGCTTTCTTGAATGTAACGGACTTGACAAAGAATGAAGTTTTGGTATATCCGTACTGTTCCCATTCAGGATCCCAGGCATCGTCAATCATTTCACGACATTGCTCGTAAACTTCTTCTGGAGTGTCACCCCAGATGATATTATCAACTGAATCATCGGGCATATAACAGTAGCGGACAACACCGTCACGTTCTGGAATGGCGAAACCTTTGCGTTCAGGGTGCATGAGTCCATCTGAATAGATAGTATCTTCCTTACCAATCCACCAGTCGATAAACTTTCTCAGCCATGACAGCGGATCAGGGTTACAAGTTCCAAGTATGCGAGAATGTACGCCGATGGTGTTACGGCAACAAGTCATTAAGAACTTGAACATTTCAAACGGCATCTGAGGTAACTCGTCGATACCGATGGAACAAAACTGTTGACCACGATACTTTGTGTCGAAGTCAGACATTGGCATATCATAGATGGTAAGACCAAGTTTTGCGCCCGTCTTAAAGTTCCAAGTCATATCGTCTTTTGACTTGTTGTAACGACCAAGTTTCGCATACCAACGCTTTGACTCATTGATGATATTCTCGAAATCGTCTTTGTTCTTTCGGAATATGATACCGTTAAAGTGTTTGTTCTTGATGTCATATAGCGGTTCCATCAACATCGTTATGGTGTTGTGATTGATGGTATAGGCATCAGTCATATAGAGGTGGTCGCGTCCTGTGACGGTGATGCAACGACAGTTCTGACGATGCTTAGACTTAGATATGTACTGTAGTTTCTTTGTCAGGACATTCTTTGCATTAGGTTTGGTAGGAGTTTCGGCATTGACGTGTGCGCGAATCTTGAAGTTGTGCTTTACGAACAAGTCACCATCGTTAGGTGCTACGAAAGAAACCTTCCAGAATCCGATACGTTCAGGATCATCTTCAATCTGTGAAACTCTCGCCCAGATACCCAGAGAACGTGCTATCTCTGCAACGTCTTCTATCAGTTGCTTGTTTGGAAGAGCCAGATACGGGTGTTTGTGCATAGAACGCCCGTTCTTATACATGATACCTTTCAGATATTCCCATCGTGACTGTATCGAAGCCGTCTTATAATCAATAGGAATACGTGCTGGCTGCTCCTGTCTGCTTGTTGTTATCTTTCGTCTGTTTTCATCTGATAGACCACGCAGATAATAGAATCCATCCTTTGTGTTCATCCTAACCTTATGACCAAGGCTATATACTTTTCTCGCTACATACTGGTCTTTTGACAGTTTGATTCCCGAAACTGAGAAGTTCCAGAATCCAGTACCAGAGATATACCCAAGAACAAAAGGGTGTATTGGCAGGTCAACAGGTGTGACATTCTCGCTCATTTCGACCTCTCCACAAAGCGGAAACTCTATGAAGTTAGTATTACCCCTTCTTAGAGACAACGGGTATGGTCTGTCAATGGCGTAGTGTTCCATGATATCGCGTGCTGTCATTTCATGGAAGTCTTCTGTTGGTGAAGTCCGCGCCCAAAACCTGTGATTATCCATGCACGTTACATTCGTGCCATCATCAAAGTGGAACACATAAACGGTATTAACACCTTGTTCATGTATGCCACTTACTTTCTGCACACCATTATACGGCGTACATATCAAGTCACCTACTTCGAGGTCGCCCATTTTCCTGAATCCAGATGGTGTAGCGACAGGTGTTGAGTATGGGTTTGCTTTGCCGCCACCACGGTTGCCACCGAAGACAATAATATCAACGGTGCTACTCAGTCCAACTTCCTGTGCGCCACGTTGAGCAATGAAATACTTTGACGTCTTCTTATTGCTCTCTTTTTCTCTAAGTTCCTCAATAAAGGCTTTAGAGTAGATAGGCTTTCCGTCGATGGTGTATAGTCCTGTAAAACCTTCCATAACTTTCTGTTATCTTTACATTTTTTGCAGCAAATTTAGATATAAAGCCTTAAAAATCTGAGATTTTGATTGGTAAACAAAAGATTACCAAAATAAAAATCAGATATTTTTTCATTTTTCATCTATATTTGCGGAAAAATCTTTACAAAGCAGGCGAGACACGCCTGTAACAACCAACACAAAAACTAAACATTTATGGAGAAAGACATTCTCATTCAGAATTTGAGGACCAAGGTTGGAGAAGACAACGCAAAGGTCATTAGTGACAAGACATTTGAGGGTATTGCCGAAAGTGTCCTGACAATGTTCGCAGACGACTCTAAGATTACCGAAGAGACGTGGAAACTTCCAGTTGCAACACTGATTCAGTTTGCAGGTCAGAAGCGTCACGACGAAAAGGCTTTCACAGAGAAGTTCAAGGAAGACTACGCAAAAGAGTATGCAGGTCAGCATGAGAAAGATGTTGAGACTCGTATTCAGACTGCCGTAGCAAAGGCATTGGAAGACTACAAGAAAGAGCATCCTGAGAATGGTGGTGGAAATGGTGGTAACGGTGGCAACGGCGGTAACGGCGGTGCATCGACCGAAGAACTTGACGCAAAGGTAGCAAAGGCTGTTAAGGAAGCAATGGCTGGACTTACTGGTGCTGATAGCGAGTTTGGTAAGATGACGGCTACCATGACCAACTTTATGAAGTCACAGTTAGAGCGTGAGAAAAACGCTACACTCAACGCTGTCAAGGCTGAACTCAAGAAACATCTTATCGCTTTGAAGGCTAACAACGAGGCTTGTATTGACGATGCTTTGGATGATATCGAATACGGTGAAAATCCGACATTCGATGCTCTGAAACAGACGGCAATCGCAGCCTACGAGAAACGCTACAAGCGTTACTACGCTGACGGTGGAAAGCCTTTCGGTGGTGATGGCACTGGAGGAAACGGTGGAAACAATGACTTCGTTAAGAAGCGCATTGAAAGATTGAAGCAGGAGGCAGCAGACAGCGCGAACTATGCTACCGAACAAGAGAAGACTTTCGTTTAACGAATTGTCTGTAAACTGAAAATTCACAACACAAAAATTAGGTAACATGAAACAAGGTACTATCAACAACTACGTAAAGTTTAGTAAGAACTTTGGTGGTGTCCGCAAGTGCTACGAGGGTAAGCCGACTATTGCCGTCGGTGGTTTCATGTGCGACCCCGCACTGATGCCCGCCTATCCTAACGTAATGGCTGCAGGAACACTTGTTTATGCTGACGAGTCAGCAGAGAAACGTTCCATCGTTCCCATCTACACTTTCAAGGTTCTGGAGGTTGATACCGTCCAGAAGACCGTCAAGATTGAGAAGTATGAGACTGGCAGTATCGCAAAAGTTGGCATGAATTTGCTCGTAGTGGGTGATGATCTCACTCAGGCTGTGAGCAATATCGCAACCGTTACCGCCATCGACAGCAGCAATGCCGACTTCGACATTCTGACAATGGATGCTGTTGTAGCAGACAGCAGTGCTTTCATCGCAGAGGGTGACGTGCTTGCAGAAGCAAAGTCTGCTGAGGTGAAGAAGATCAAGGCCATCCCCAACGGCTTGACCTATTGTGACAACGTACTCGATCCCGATGCGTATGCCATCGACATCGACTATATCTGGAACTGCATGGAGAAGCCAGTTCTGGAGCGTCGTATGCCGCCTCTGACTGCCAGCCTGAAGAAGGCTCTTCGTGACAACGAGTGCTATTTCCGTTTCAGCAACCGCAAGTAAACTAAAAGGAGATTAGATTATGAGAGACATGAATCTTTATGGTATCAGTGGTCTGCATCAGTATGTGGACGCTGAGAACTTCGGTCTGATCCTCGACAACGTGAATGCCAAGTACAACCGTGCTATTTGGCGTCAGTTTGCTTCGTGGGGCGAACCGACCGACGACCGCGAGTGGAAGCAGGGTATCAAAAAGACCCCAATTCTGGTACGTGCCAGCGTACTCGGTACTCATTCTGGCAAGCCGCAGCGTAGTACCCTCGGTTGGGAACTGTACGGTGGAACACTGCCACAGGTAGGTCACGGCTTCAACATCACCAAGGATGATATGATTGAGTTGCGCAAGGTTGCAAAACTCAGCAATCTTACCTTCGGTGAGGCTTTGACCGACAGCTTCATCACCAATTCGGATGCAATGCTCGGTGGTGTTCACAACGAACTTTCCTACATGGTCATGCAGGCTATGTCAACTGGTGAAATTCACGATGTTGCCGTTGACGGTGCTCGTTATGACTTCAAGTTCCAGATCCCCGACGAGAACTTCCTGTCACCTGACACTGGTAAGGATTGGTACATTTGGGACACCACTGGTGCTACTCCCAAGTTGATTGCCAACACCTCTGCTGATGTCATTGAGGACATTCTGACTTTCCAGAAGTATCTTACCGATACTCTCTCGCTGGGTGTTGACCACTGGAAGTTGTCGAAAGACCTTCTGGATAAGATCGTTCTTCATCCCTCTGTGCTGACAGCTTACAAAGCCAGCAAGAACTACTTCCATCCCGAAAACGTGAAAGTCGTTCGCACTGACGTTCTGAACTGGATGCACAACGACATGAAGGTATGGCCATTCCAGGAGATTGACTTCAAGTCACGTCACGAGGAAGATGGCAAGCCAGTTGCCGACGACCCCGCATTCGACATTCACAACATGGTTGCTGCAAGTCGCGCATATCGACCCTTCGAAATGAAGTGCATGAACAGCATCCTCATTGACCGTGTGAAGATGGGCGGTCTCGATCCATCGACCCGCTACTCATTCGTTGAAGGTCGTATTGCCGTGCGTAACTCATGGCAGGAAGACCCCATCCTGAATGTCATTGATTGCGAACTCTACGCTGGCCCCGTTTTCAACAACGTACACGACTACGCTATTGCAACGGTTTGGAAAGAGTACGAGCCTTAATCTCTTAGTGAATTGATACTATGCCAACAGCTTGTGACTACACTATAGAGACCTATCTGAGAGGCAAAGTCCGTAACATTGAGGTTACGGACGATGCCCTTCAGAGCATTCTCGCGGAGTTGGAGATTGATGATGGCGCAGAGTATGCCAGTTTGAGTCAGAAGCAGAAAGATTTGGCTTTGGCTGGTCTGTATGCTTGGATTTGTACGAGTCCTACTCAGTCTTCAAAAGTTTCCGATGAAGACGGTGACTGGTCTCATTCCGAAGGTGGTGAACAGATGTCGGCTACCTCTTTGAATCGCTATATGCGTATGGCGAATGCTATCTACAAGAAATATGGTTTGCCTTTGCTCGGAAGCAACAGATGGGGCTTCAAGGGCAGTGGCTTCCGTAAAATCCGCAGATACCCGAAATAGTTATGGCACGAATCAAGAACCCTCGTTTTCCTCATACGTGTAAGATTATCCGTTTCAAAAATTCTGAGCCGATGGCAGATGAAAAGTTTGACGATGATGATCCTATGCGTGATGAAACAGAAGAGCCAGTTGTGACCGAACAAGAATCGGAAGAAACTTATCAGTCGCAGGGTGGAACTGTTATCTACGAGGGAGTTTGCAGGAGTGATAACAAAGCCGTTACGTCGGACAATGGAGACTTTAACGTATCGTACAGAACACTCGCATTGCCTTTGAAACAGGACGAATGGACGGATGAAACTATTCCTCTTGAGGGTGATAGAATCGAGTTACAGCGATTCGGGTACAAAGAATACGGAATTGTAGTTGACAAACGCCCAAGCAATTTAGGAACTCATATTCTCTGGAAGTATGCCCGTAACTAATCGTCAGATTGTTCACAATGCCATTGCAAACTATAAGCAGGCTATCTTTGATGAAGTCGAGAAGCGTTGCCGAAAGTTCTGTACCGACTTGTGTCAGGAAGCGATAAAAGCGCGTCAAAACGCAGAGGGCGCACACAACTTTACAGGAAACTTGTTGAACTCTATTGTTGTTTGCCTTTACAGGAATAAAGAGCCTATCAATGCTTACTACGCAGCACAGTATGTACCGAAAGCCATTCAGGTAAAGATGCGTCAGAGGTCACGTAAGCATTATAAGTTTAACCCAGACTACGACGGTGACAACAGTCGTTACCTGCCAACAGTTCAGACTAATGGTGGTTGGGGTGAAGACGATGCACGAAACTTCTTTCAAAACTACGTACCGCAAGGTAAGAACCTGTTTGACATTGTTGTCGCCTATCCCGTCGAGTACGGTCAATGGGTACAGATGCAGCGAGGCACTACTGGTATTATGCAAGCCTACGCATTTGCGGAAAGTGTTGGAACAACTTATTTGCAGTTACCAAGGAAATAGCAGTTATGGCAGTTAAGAAGTCTATACTCTACCTCATTTACGATGATCTGTCAAAGGCGGTCAAAGGCATCGGAAGCAAAACTTTTTTCGGTCGCCCCGAACCCGTTGGTCAGGACATCGCAAACTTTATCGTAATAGACATACCTACGGAAATCCGTAGCCGTATCAAGGGCAGTTACGATATGTCGGTAGATTGTTGGGTTGTCTTCTCTGTCTTCTGCAAGGCGAAGACTGATCGAACACTGAACATCAATGCTCAGAGCGAATTGACCCAGAAAGTCTTAGACCTTTTCCCGATTAACGGTAAAACTATTGTCGCCACCAATCCGCGTGTGTTGATGCAGGGATTCGACGAGACAGGCTATCAAGTCACTCAAATCACTTTCAAGTTGCGAACTAAGTTCAATTCGAGGAAGTAATAAAAGAAATATTCACAAACTAAATACTTTACGACTATGGCATTTACAAAGAAAATCACGATGCAGGATGATGTCTTCAGTGGCATTAGTTCTGTCTTTGCTATCAATGGTGGTCTTCCTGACGGACTCGACTGCTCTCAATCCAATGGTGTAGAGTTTCCCGTTTCTGACGAATCGGGTTTCAACTTTGACACTGGTCAGCCCAGCATTGAGCATTTCAAGGTTAAGGGTATGAACGCCGATTGGGTGAACACCTTCACTCCTGGCGATGGTGAGATTACTCTTGAAGTTCCTTGCCACAATACCGACATTCTGACTCTGTGTGGCTTCGAAGGTACTGCTGCAAGTCCGAAGATTCCGGGCTTCAATGGTACTGGTAAGTCTTATCCTCTGTCTGCAAAGGCTGTCTATCTCGGTCTTCTGATCCTGAACGACACTGAGGATAAACTTCTCTTCATCAAGAAGGCGAAGTTCATGGCTCAGATCATCTTCGACGGCTCTAACAAGCCTCTGTGTGTTGTTCTGACTGGTAACATTGCCAACGGTGCTGCTACCGATGCCTTTGGTATCGCTAACCTGTCTGCCGTTTAAGCCAGTCTAAGGCAAACGCATACTCATAGCATTAGGGGCAGTGGTAGTGTTGGTGCTGCCACTGCCCTAATTTTTTAAATACGAAGTTTATGAAAGAGAACGAAGAAGAGAGAGTTGAACAGCCGTCATACGACGCTCAGCAACTATATCTGTCGATGATTAGTAACGATGCTGATGAAGTAGGAATACTCCGTACCAAGAAGAAATACAAGATACGTTGGTTGAAGAATGGTCAACTGGAGAAACTTTCCCGCTTGCTTCTGCATAAAAAAACTATCGACGAAAACAAGACTACTGGTAGTGAGGTGATGGATGCCATACTTGAAGATACGAAGTTGGCTTGCAAAGCCTCTGCCATTATCCTTCTTGACGGGTACTGGAAGTTAAAGTTTCGGTACTGGTATCTCTGGCGTTGGTTCTACTATGTTCGCCAGTACGACAATATCCAACTGCATGAAATTCTCGAAGTTGGCAAAAAAAAAGTTCCGCTGAATCAGTTCTACGCGACTATCATGTCACTGACAGAGGCAAAGGATACGCTGATGAGGATGAGAGCGAAGGAAGTCGAAACTATCCTTCACGCACCAAATATGGTTCAGCCTTCTCCGACCGAAAACAAAGACAGTGGCTCGTAATGCCGCGATATTTCTTTTTCGGTTTGGTTAGAGTGCAGATGTATGAATGGTATTGGGGTCACACAGCGGCTCAGATTCAGTTGATAGATATTGACCAACCCATTACTGTTTACAAGATGCGTGATTCCAGTTCTGGATTGAAGCCAGGTCAGAAAGGTTACAAGCCCAATGCGAAGAAACTTGAAAAGACCGTTGAGGACTGGAAGAAGCGTAAGGCAGCGAGAGAAAAACGAGGAATCCGACTTGATAAGTTTTTGCTAACTGGTGAGAAAGTTCCTGTAACAGACAATACTAAACAAACTTAGACAAAGAATAGATATGAGTGATTTAAACCCATTGGCTTTCAAAGTTGCCATCCAAGACGAGGCGACAAACCAATTAAATAGCATAGAACAGGCTTTTGACAAGTTAAAAGACAAGACCATCACTGTAAAAGTTGAGGGTCTTTCGGATTTGCAGCAACTTTTATCTGTTTTACAGCATCAGCAGGTACAGGAGGTAGGAAAGAATGTTGGCAATGCCATCAATGAGGCTACAAAGAATTTGCAGAAGGAGGCTCAGGATGCTGTTCGCAAGTCTCTTGGTGAGTTGGCGGCTAATCTCGTAGCGGTCAAAGAAGCGATTCAGCATGACAACTTTACTGCTTTCTCAAAGCGCATAGATGCTTGTGCAACGTCCATGAATACCCTTAATGAAGCCTTTGGCAAGTTCAAGATTACCATTGGCTCAGACGAGGGTATGCGAAACTTTATGACTGGCTTGGGTGAGGTTATCAGGAATGTCCGTAACACGATGGGTATGCTGAACGGAAGTTCTACGGCAAGTGTTACGCCCGATGCCATGTCTCGCAGTGTGAAAGTTGCAAGGCATGAAACAGAACGCCTTAATAACGACTTGGTACGCGCTCAACGTACCATCGAAACTTTTGGCGACAAAGGTTTTAACGTAGCCGCTTTGGAGCGTTATAAGACGGCACTTATTGACGTCAGGGAGAATCTTCGCCTTATCGAAAGAAATGGCGGTGTTCATCCTCTTTCTGGCTTAACTGCTTCACAGTATTTGAGTAGTGAAGACGCGACCCGTGTTGTTTCTCTGTTAAAGACAGAACTCAGTTACTACAACAATATCAGCAGAGAATTGGAGCGTATCACCAAACTCCGTAGCACATTATCGTCAGTCTTGGCATCGAATCCAACCACACCGTTCCGTAGTGACATCACAAATGCCATTACAGGACTTGATCTGAGAGAAGGTCTGTTGGCGAGACAGGGAGCGCGTGATGCTATGCAAACTCTCAATAGTGAAGCCTACAGACAGCAGATAACTGATGCCGTAAGTCTTATCTCAAAAGTTTCTGCTGAGAGCAGACAATCAGCGAGAGACAATGCCCACCTTATTGAAAGTATGAGACGTGCGGGTATTGCCGTTTCAGATCTGGCTTCAAAGTTTGACAGACTGGAGATTGCGAAGATACGAGCCAATGCCGTAGATGCAAGGGTAGATACTTCTGCCTACGACAAAGCCGTAGAAAGAATGGAGCGTTACCGTCGGGTTCTGGAGTACATTGCAAAGAATGGCGGTCACGATGCAGACCGAATTACGAAGAGTGTAGGATATCGCAATGCCTCAAATGACCTAAATATTCAGGCAGCAGCGTTGAAAGCACTGACAAAAGAAGCGAATACTACAGCATCTGCCACTAACCAATTATCTGCCGAACAACAGAGACTTGCACAGGCTTTGGAAACCTCTACAAGTAAACTACATAATCAGTCTCAGGTATTGAGCGACCTAAAAACATTGGCTACTCAATACCTTGGTGTTTGGGGTGGTCAGCAGTTCCTCAATAATATTATTCAGATTGGCGGTCAGCTGGAAATGCAACGTCTGTCAATCGGTGCTATCTTACAGAACCAGGCACAGGCAAACGACCTCTTTAACAAAATCAAGGGATTGGCTACTCAGTCACCTTTCGGAGTCGTTGAACTTGACCAAATGACGAAGCAACTCACTGCTTACGGATTCAAGTACAACGAATTGTTTGACATGACTAAACGCCTTGCTGACATTTCAGCAGCGACGGGTACAGGTGTTGACCGTCTGGCTCTGGCATTAGGTCATGTCCGTTCTGAAGCCGCTCTTAGCGGTTACACCTTACGCCAGTTTTCAATGGGTAATATTCCGCTTTTGGAGAAGTTATCCGAGAAGTTGGGTAAGAGTAACGAAGAGATACGTAAGATGGTAAGGGCAAAGCAAATCTCTTACGACGATGTTGTAGGCGTGCTGAAAGATTTGACCGACGAGGGCGGTATGTTCTACAATATGCAGGAAGTCATATCCCAGAGTGTCAAGGCGAAGTTCAAGAACGTCAAAGACGCTATGGATATTATGTACGGCGAAATGGCTGAGGGTGACATTGGTGAGGCACTGAAAGAGGTTGCCGATGTCTTGATGGACGTTACCCGCAACTGGAAGGATGCCGCCACCGTTCTTGGTACTGGTACTGCTATGTGGGCTTTGCATAGGGTTGCAGTTCTGGCTAACATTGCGACGTTGGGAGAGCACAATGCCGCTACGTTGAAGTCTATTGCCGCTTTCAGAGCACAGGAGGCACAACAGTTGAGAACTGCATCAATGTATCGTGTGTTGTCAGCAGCAGAGCAACAGCAGATTGCCATATCAAAACAACTGACAGCGAGTGAACGGTTAAGGATTGCATTGGGGCAAAGTCTTTCAGCAAGCCGTATGCGAAACCTTGCCCTTGGCCGTCAGCAACAGGTGATGGACTTAGCCCTTGCCCTGTCTTCAAAAAAACTTACGACGGAAGACATTGCCCGACTGGTTGCTTTGGGAAAACTTTCAAAGGCACAGGCAAGACAGATTCTAAAACTTGCTGATTTAACCGCTGCTGAGAGGACCGCTGGCATTGTCGCAGTGAACAATATCCGTACCTATGGTATCTTTACGGGTGTTGTCAATCGCGCTGCAATAGGCGTAACAAAGTTAGGTCTCGCTCTGAAATCCCTTGTGTTCAATCCCGCTACGTTAATGATGGCAGGTGTGACTGCTATCATGGAGTTGTGGCAGAGGAACAGCAGGGAAATGGAAGCCGCAGAAGAATTGTCTAACAAAATCTATGAGCATTCTCAGGAGGCATTGAAGAATACCCGTCAGATGATGCAGGACACAGGCATCCGTGTAGATTGGAGAAACGGCAAGAACGACCAATGGGATAACGTGACTGGAACTTTCGGACAACAGACTGGAGGTTTTATGCGTTTTGTGAAGCCAAGTTTCGACAAGAACCATGACATTGAAGGTACAATAGAAGCATGGCAGCAGTATATTCGTGATTATGCTGCTACACCAAACCGCATTCTTAATAACGCTATGACCTATCAGGTATCTGAGAAAGGTGAAGACGGAATAGAAAAGGTTACTACCAAGGTTCGTGAATTACGCGATCAGTATGATTTGTTGTATGAGAGTGTTATTAACGTAAGTAGAGCACAACAACAGATGCAGCATACTGGTGATGCTATCGAGTTTGCGGTTAATGAAACTAACAAAGGGTGGCTTGATGATGACTTGCTGACAAGCATAGGCGACTATGATATTCAGGTTAAGAAACTTACACAGAATATTGGAAAGACCTACGGCGACTTACGCAAATACATAGATGATACAGTTAGAAAAGCCCAGAAAGAAGACAAGAAATTTGCAGAAGCCACTAAAGGTATGGACAACTACTCTCAGGCTTTTGCTTTCCTTGTAAAAAACCATGAAAAATTTAGTAAAGCTGATGAAATATTCAAAGATGCTCATTTCGGCGTGAGCGGTGCGTATGAAGGTTTACTTGACGGAGGGCTGTTTGATGGCGGTACGATGTCTGGTATTGAAAATGCTCGTAAGACGATGGAAGAAGACCTCAATCAATTCTTTACTTCGCTTGATAATCAGTTGCGCAATCAGAAGGGCTGGCACATTGACGAGGTCCTTGCAGGCAAAATGACTTTATCCGAAGACAAGCAACAGGCATTATTGTCTTCGTGGAAAGATGCGCTGAGTAAAGTTCAGGGCTTAACTAATGAAACAGCACGAGACCTTACTCAGAAGTTTTCAGAAAGGTATCATATCCAAATAGATGCAGAAACGGAAAATGCCATTGTGAAACTTGCACAGTTAGAGCAAACCCTTAACAACCTTGTAAATGGCGATTACAAAGTTAACGTAGAGGCAATGACAAACTCTGAGGCTGTCTTTGATAAATTGAAGAAAGATTATAAAGCAGCAAAGAGTTATATTGAAACCTCAAAACCCATTCTTGCCAAATTCGGAATTTCCTTCACAGGAAAGGTTCTTTCCAAAGAACAGATTGCCAAAGCACTTTCAAATATACCCGATAAAAATATAAGGGATGCTGTTGCTAAAATATTTGAAGGGTTCAATCAAGCGATGGGACAACTTGGAAAGACCCAAGAGGCTGCAAATAACATTGGTCTGAAATTGGAAGATGACAAGAAGAAGAAAGGGACTGGTAGCAAGAAAACTGGTGGCACAAAGGCTTATAAGGACGAGTTTGCGAAGCGTTGGGATGAACGTATTCGTATTATGAAGGAGGCTTATTCTTGGTATGATAAGTGGGAGAAGAAAGTTGGCAATGATGCCGCCATCGCTGAAACAAACTCTAAATACGAGGACATTTTCAAAGAATGGCGTACAGACAAAGTTCTGCCGATGGACTTTGATGTAAATAAGATTGCCGACTATCAGAAGTATGTAGAGAAAATACGTGACGATGCTTTGAATCGTTATCAGTCGCAAAAGAATGACAAGTCTAAGAAGAATGGCGAAGAGGCTTTGCGCGTTTATCGTCAAGCCGTTGCCTTGCTCAATGATATCAAGTTCGATAACTTCATCAAGGCTGGTGAGCAGTTCAAGGCTCTCATTGACCAAACTATTGAAGACCTGAATACCCGTTGGGATATTTACAATACCGTCCGTAGTGCTACTGGCAATGAAAGTCTGGCTTTGGACGTTGCAGGTATCAGTGGCAGTGAGCGTAATGTCCGTAATTCTGCCGATGCACTCAAAGAGGAATTGAAGAGACAATTTAGTTCCATTGGTGGTATGGCTCCGCTTCTTGAAATAGATTTCGATGCACAGAAAGATGCCGAAAGTGTTCGTAAGATGTTCGAGGATATTGTTCCTGCCGATGCAAGGGATAAGATTGACGGATTGATTGAGGGCTTCAAGGAATGGCAGAAACTTCAGAATCAGGTCGTTAAGTCAGATATTTCCAGTTACACAAAGTTGCTTGGTCTCGTTACTGACTATGACGCTCAAGTCCAAAAGATTAACGACCGTCTGAAACAGCAGAAAGAGGCAAACGCCAATCTTGTCAATACTGGTAAGATTACGTCAGAGCAAGGTGCAGAGGCAGATAAGATTGCCGAGACTCAGGCTGATTGGGAAAAGATGCAGTTAAGCGCACAATACGCAAACCTGTATAACAATGCTATCGCTATGTCGCGTGAAGAGTTTGACGCTGCAACGAAAGCCGTTGAGAGGATGATTGAGCGTCTGAAAGAGTTGGGATTGATCACTCCTGATCAGGCTATGCAGGAGCAGCAGAAACTCGAAAAAGCCCGTACCGAATACGGTACTACTGGTTTCCTTGGTGAGCGAGGTGCAGTAGGACAGTTCATTAGCGGTGGTTACGACGGTCTTATGAACTACTATGCAAAGCGTCGTGATGCCGCACAACAGAGGGCAGAGCGTTCTGAAAGTGGCAGTCAGGAGCAAAAAGATGCACAGGACGAAGCAAACAAGTACGGAAAACTCTTCAAGAATATGTCTGAGTTGTCTGATACGGCAAAAGACGTAGTTACTGCATTCCAGACCTTGCAGAATGGTCTCGACCTCGTTTCCGACCTCTTCAAGAGCATGGGTGCGACTGGTGCGGCAAATGCCGTTGGTGATGCCGCTGGACTCCTTGGAGGTTCTATGCAAGGTGCTCAGTCTTTGTCTGCCTTGGGGCCATGGGGAATGGCTGCAGGTGCAGGTCTTGGTCTTTTAAGCGGCATTTTCGGTCTTCACGATAAGAACAACCAACGCCATATTGAGGCTTTGCAGAGAAATGTCGCTGCATTGGAAGCCAATACCGAAGTTATCAAGGCACTACGCAGTAGGACGTTAGGTTTCGACGCAGGTGCTTTGCGTCGCTACTTCTCAGGAAAGTACAGTAGTGGCGGTGATGCTGCCAGTGACGCTATGCGTAAGTTCTATACCTCTGGTACTGGTGCTTCTGGCTATGCACAGGAACTTGCAAATCTCGAACAGCAGAGACGAGACTACATGGAAATGTATAATGAAGAAGACGATAAGAAAGATTCTTCTGATGAAGCATTGCTGGAGTATAAGAAGAAGATTGCAGAACTTGACGAGCAGATTCACTACTTTGCAGAGGATTTGGCAAAAGAATTGTGGTCTATTGACATCAAGGGATGGGCTGATCAACTTTCAGACTCTCTTTGCTCTGCCTTTGAGAATGGTGAGAGTGCAGCGAAAGCATACCGTGAGACTGTTACGAGCATCTTGCAACAGGTGATGAACAAGATGATGCAGATGGCTATTCTTGAACCGATGTTTGCCAGTCTTGAAGAGAAGTTGTTTGGTAGCATAGAGAAAGGTACTAAGGGTGTGTTCAATGCCAAAGACCCGAAGAGTAGTATGGGTGCTGTTATCTCTACTGTCACAGATTTCTTTGGCAAAGGTGGTGAGGGTGAGCAGACTATCACAGCAGCTTTGGAGTTTATGAATGCTTTCGAGAGAGGTCTTAACAATGCAGGTCTTACCGTTCTGAATAGTGATACCGAAAGCACCCTCAGTAGTGGTGTTCAGGGAACTTCAGAAGAGACAAGTGCTTTGCTTGCAGGATATGTGAATAGTCTTCGTCAGGATGTCGCTATCAAGCGCATTCTTATGAATCAGTTCATTTCCGAAATGTGGCCAGCATACGTTGAGCAGGTTGCATCCATCGTTACCTCTCTGAAGGGCATTGACAATAATGTTGCTCTGATACGTGCTTTACTGAGTGAGAACGGTGCTATCTATGTGATGATAGACAGCATGAAGTCACACCTCGACAATATCACAAGTGGGTACGAGCAGGTTTCGGTGAAGTAAGTTCTGAAACATACAAAAGAAAAAGCGGCTATCCTCACGGACGGTCGCTTTTTTACAAAACTAACTAAAAATACTACTAACCTAAAACAATAAAAATCTTATTTCAAATAGTCGTATTCTTCTTTCACTTTGATGTTCTTGTCTGCAATGACAGTCACATCTGGTGAGTGCTTTATCAGAACTATTGTCGCCTTGTCTTTCTGTTCTGCCTCGACGTATGCTTTCTCGTAGAGGTGAACCATTACGAAACTCTTGTTTTTGGCAAAGATTTTTGCTCTGGAGTTATCGCGGATATGGATTGCACCGTTCCACCATGCGTTATATCTGATTGTTACGTCGGAAGTTCCGAGAACGAGACTATGCTTTGGATTGCAAACGCTGTATTTGTCATTGACGAAGACGTTGCTTTGGCGGCGAAACTCCAAATCAAAGTGCTTCAGAATGTAGTCGTTTGATGGGTAATGAAACTTCAAACAGAAGTCCAATCCCTTATACATTCTTTCGACCATCTTTTCCTTTGACCAGTCTTTTTCCCAACTCTTTTGCCATTCTTTGCAAAGCCCAAGTGCAATAGCCTGACTCTTTAAATCTTTGTTTAACTCGTTCATAACTCAGATAATTTTCCGCAAATGTATAGAAACTTCTTGAATAAACTCGCGTCAGAGACGGCAAAATACAGATAAACAAACTTGATTACCATAATAAGCACAGATATTTGTAAGGATTTATGAATATATTTGCCGAAAATTTATTACAATGGCAGTTTACAATACATATATTCAACAGATAAGTTTCGACGGCTCGACTTATTCAAAGGGTAGTGTGGTGGATTTGCTGAAAACTTTCAACATTATCTGCCTGGAGTTTCCATTCTCAAAGAATCCAAAGACCAAAGACCTCCCTACACGGGATTGGGCTGGTGAGGATGGTCTTGACGTGTATGTTCCTGAGAAGTTACCGATGAAGCATTACGACATCGAAGTTTTCTTCTTGTATGTCGGTACTAAGTCCAATATCAGAACTGATATATCGAACTTTATTGATTTCATCTATGGACGTGCCAAAGCCGACGTAAACGACACCGTTAAGAGTGGTCGTTTGGCTGTCTATAACGAGTATGTTGGAATGGGTCGTAAAGACATTGTTGTTGCTGAGTTGAGCAACGAACTCTTCCATTGTTCAGAGTCAGACCCCGATGCCGTTGCAAAGTTAAAAGTGAAATTCACAGTCTATGACCCGACTACCGATGTCACTCCGACATACGGCACTTACGATGGAAAACAGCGTTGCACAGAACTAAATTTTGACTGATTATGAACAGGGTAGAACTACGCATATTTTACAAAGACGGTAACGTAACGAAACTTCGTTGCATTGTCAATAAGTGGAAGTTTCAGGACGCAATGATGGGCGAGCAGTATTTGACGTTCACCATCAGTTCTGAGACGCCTATTGATTGGGCTGTAGGAGATTTCTGCCAGTTCAGGGGCGAGACCTACACATTGAACTATGTGCCGTCTGTCACACAGAAAGCGCGGTCGAAAGAGAGTCAAGACTCATACACCTACGAGAATGTGAAGTTTGAGTCATTCCAAGAAGAGTTGACGCGATGCCTTATGCTCGACATCACACCGACAACAGGTGACTATGTTGCTGCTTTGGGTACGAACTACACAGGCAGTAGCAAGTTCCAGTTGTTTTGTGGTGAGACCAGTGCCAACGGCAGTACCCTCACGGCCGTCTGTGCTTTGGCCGCAAAGATGCAAGCCAACCTCGACCGTATGTTCCCGACAAATGGCTGGAAGATATTTGTTGACACCACATCTACCTACCTCAACACAGCGGGCGATGCCGTTCTTGTTACCCATACAGAAGACAAGGTGCTGTCATTCGACAACACGACCGTTGCGAAGGCATTGGAAGAGGTGCATAACACCTTTGACCTCGACTATTGCATCAGAGGACGCAGTATCTACATCGGCTACAACTTAAAGAACCTGACGAGTGACAACGACAACGAGACTTTTGCCTTTGGCTATGGCAAGGGCTATCCCACCCGTGACAACCAGAACAAGGCATTGTTCCAGATCAAGCGCATTGCCAACAGCCAACAGAAGGTCGTTACCCGTCTGCGAGCTTTGGGTTCTACCAAGAACATGCCGTATCGGTACTATAACAGCAAGTATAACCTATCACAGTCGCTATTCCCTACCAATCTCCAACTGCCAGACACCTTTGCAACTCCCGCTGTGAAAGCCGCCAACAATGCTTTACGAGACAGCACCCTCCGAGCCGTAAAGGGCGACACCAACGATGCATACATTGACAAGAACGACGATGCCGAGAACTGTGCTGAAGGAATCAGAGAAGACAGCGCACGATGGGATGGTACAAACAGCGAACTTCCAGAAATCTATCCAACCATCGAAGAAGCCACCTACGGCGAGTTGCGTAGTGCGTTGGTTCAAGACCAAGACGGTCAGACAGGAGTAAGTTCATTCCCGAACTACGGTGCATCAGAGCGCATTGACAAGATGCTGGCTATTGGCTACAAAGACGGCAATACGTTGGTTGACGATGCCAATAAAGGTGACGGCATACTTCCAGAGAGCGGTATTTCCGCAAGAGGCATACCAAGAAGTGCCAATATCGGACTTACGAGCCTTAGTTACAACACCCGTAACTTCGGCGATTTTAGTAGCAGTGGAGGTGTGTATGCCGGACCCGAAAGAACATTGTTCACCATACAAGGCGTTTCTGCTGGAAAGTATGCTATGGCTCCCACTATCGGTGCGGTGCTGTATGGTTTCAGCATATCGTGTTATCGTGACGGCGTAAGTGCCGACGTAGGTTATATCATCACTGTCAAGCAGAAGAATTTGCAGACAGGCTCGACAACGACGATTGCCACCTATACTTCCGATTACCAAAGTATATCGCGTGGCGACGGCATTCTGGAAATGGAACTTCCAGAAATACCCGATGTCAAGAACGGTGCAAACGCAAAAGTATCAGAGGTAAGAGTTACGGCATTGTCAGACATCACCGTAACTTTCACGCCTATCATGCGCAATATCCATGTGCCGAGTGGTTTCACGGATAATTTCTCGCTTTCGTACAAAGTTGGAAACTCCAGTCTCGACCATACCGTGACCTACGACCCAGAGTATAACTGGATTCCGTTGGACGATACAGACAGCGTATCAGAAACATTCCATGTCTTCATTCAGGACATGGGATTTGACCTTCAAGCCTGTTGGACTGACAACACTCCTGTTGTCGCCATGAAGAGCGGTCGTTGTGTAGGCAGAGTGTTTGAGATTGGCGAGAACATCGAGAAAGTCACTCACAACGGGAAGAAGGGCTACATGCTCACGTTGAAGAGAGCCACCGACAACACTTTGAACACATACTATCCGAGTGCCACCGACCCTATTTCGGCAGGAGATTACTTTGTGCTGTTGAACATCAGTATGCCCGATGTATATGTGAAGATGGCAGAGGTCAGACTTCTTAGAGCCGCTACCGAGTATCTGGCAGACAATTGTGAAACGCAGTTCACCTATCAGCCGAGTATCGACGATATATATTTGCAGCGTAACTATGACAACATGGTTAAGGCTGGAACGCCACAAAGCAGTATCTTCTGGCGTTTGTATGCAGGACTGAAGTTTACGTTTAGAGGTATTCCTGCAAGCGAGGACAGCCCAGCACCTTTGGCAGACATCACCATCGAGCAGGTATCAATCAGCATGGGTGAGGGTCTGACACCGAAAGTAGAGCTGAAACTTAACGACGATGTGCAGCAAGGCACCATCCAGAAACTCACTACGAGTGTTGACAGGATCTACAACGGCAGCATCTTCAGTAGCGGAAGTGGTGGTAGCGGCGGTGGCGGTGCGATGTCCGCTGCCTTGTTGAGCATTCTCCAGAGTGAGGGCGAAAAACTTTTCCTCTCAAAGAAACACGACGATGTGGCAGAGGGAAAGATTACTTTCAATGATGTCGTTACCCACAACGAAACTCTGAAAGCAAAGCGTGGGTTGAGAGTAGGAAACTTCAACTCCAGATTGTTAGGTAGCGGTGCTTTGATAGACGAAGAGGGAAACGCAGAGTTTGAGAGCATCTACAGCCGTAACTTCATTTCGGCTCCGGAGTTTCGTTTCAACCGTGTCAATGTAACCGAGGGCGAACAATGGTGTACCAACGGCTACGGAACTATCAAAGAAGTCGAGATTATTGACGAAACGACTGGCTACATCACTCTGAAACTTGAAGAGAACGACTATGCAAGTATCGCTGAAGGTGATATTTGCCGAGGTATCTACAATGACATTGCGCATGAGTATGAGACAGCAAGCCTCGACGATGATACGGCACTTTATGCAGGTGAGAATGAAAGCAATGTAGAGGGATTTGGCTTTAGCTCAAAAGAGGGTTTCTTCACCTCTTACTTCTGGGTTCGCCAGATGATTACCAACCAAAAGGGAGAATGCAAGTTCCTCTATGAGTTGCGTAACACCAACACGCCTCATCCATGCGAGTTTATGAAGTTTGCGCAGTACGGTTCGTTCACAAACTCCGAGCGCAGAAGTTCGTCGTATGCAACGAGCATCGGACACTATTACGAAATGGTGTTGGACGGTGTTTCGACATGGAAAATAAAGTCTGCCAATGTTGTTTACCGAAAGGGTTATCTTGGCAATATGACTGTCACGTTAAAGAACGGACATGAGGCAGAGTTGCAAGGCTATGGCTTGTATGTTCAGGACAATGTGTATTTCGGCAATGCCGTCGTACAACTTGACCCCGAAACTATTGCCGACCTACAGGATGCGCTTAACTCTTATACTGTTGACTTTTCCAGCTATGTCGATGTTGTCACGGTTGATGATGTCGGTAATGTCATTGGCGGTTTATGGACTTTGAGCGGTGACAACGACGAATATCGCAGTTACCGCATACATTCCGCTATCACGGTCAGGAAGAGCGGCACACCTTTGGTCATTGCCGCCGACGATGCCGACGCAGGAGAGGGAACGTATAAGATTTATGCACAGCCAAAGGGTTGTTCATGTATCATAGAGAACAGCACCATCTACATTACTGGAATCAACAACATCAAGGCTGGTGTTGCAGGTAGTGCCGATGATGCCAACTTCGACTATGCCGCTATGCGGGCCATGGAAGGATGCAATGTTGACCTTATCATTGACTGCGAGGGCAAGGGCAGTATTGTCAAGAACTTCCCTGTCACCATCAAGCATGACTCACAGCCTTTCATTAGTGCCGACATCAGTAATGAGTTTAGCGGTGTGTCATGGAATACGCAGTCACAGGCATATATTGGACTCCCAATCACCTTTGACGTCACGATGTGGCACAATGACGAGTTTCTTAACATTGAGAATGCTAATAATGTCAACCTGTCAACATCTACGTCTGGCGTTACCCTTGTCAATGGTGCAGCACCCGCTAAACCTGCTGCTTCAAGCATATACTATACGAAGACCATTGAGACTATTGTCAAGAACCAGGGAACGGTAAACCAATACTCGTACAAAGTTGCGAGGATAACGATAACGGCCATGGGTGCAGATGTTCCTCTCGTTACCGATATCAGCGTGACAGCCAGTGTCATTTATTCAGGTGTCACTTACGAGCGTACTCTGGTACATACTATCAATAAGTCAACTGACACTAACGTCTATTCGTTGTTGCCATCGGCTTCTGAGATAGTTCTTGATAAGAACACGAATAGTCTTAACATTAGTACCCTTACGTGTTCTGTTATCTGTGATTCCAGTGACGATAAGCACTATACCGTTGCCTATGCTGATTTTGCCACACACGGCATTATCATGTATTACAAGAAGTTCTATACCAACGGAACAAGTGATGCCGATGAAACGCTATATGCGAACACTGCTATTTCCGTTGACGCTACCGTTTCCGAAGTGAGATTCTATCTCTATGGCAGGAACGGTAACAATCCAGACCGAACCATTGTACACGATCAAGAGGGTGTTTCTGTAATAAGCAGTGGTAAGAATGGTGATGATGCAGAAATCTACTATCTCACATCTGACATTAACAGCATCGTCAAAGACTATACTGGTGCTTTCAAAGGAAGTGCCAGACCTACTATAACGGCCTGGAAGAAAATTGGAGAGAATGATGCAGTCAGACTTGCTGATATTGTTGACGGTAGTGCCGTTGCAGAGGGCATGTCAATCAATGCCTATGAAATGAATGGCAATACCATTGCATATACTAATACAAGTACGACTGGTGTATTGACTTGTGCAGAACCATATTCATACGTTGACAGATTGGAGGTCGAGCTTGTCAAGGACAGCAAGACCTACGCCACCTTGTCTATTCCGATTTTACAAGAGGTTAAAGGTGAAACAGGTCTTACAGGATGCCATGAACGAGTGTTTGAGGTGTTTACTGCTGGTCAAACCTACTACAACGAAGAAAATACCGTAAAGAATGGCATACGTTATATAGACTTTTTAGCACTTGAAGATGATACAAAGCAAAGCGGATATAGTGTCTATATGTGCAATGAAACCCACGTCGCTGCATCGTCATTCAATGATGATTCGTCCTATTGGAGTGAGGTGAATATCAATGCTGCAAGTGCATTCTTTACTTATCTGATTGCCAAAAACGCAAACATAAAGATTCTGA